CACACGATAAAGAGCGCCCAGTAGTGGCAGGATTAGTTTTCGCAGGGTTCGGGGTCGAGGGTGCTTTATACCCAAAGCCGGTGCCAGCAATCTTCCAAGATGTGCCTGAAGGATTCCTGCCTCTTTACAATTATGACAAGAATTCAGTCTTTGAGATTGATGCCGCAGGAACAGGCTGCTTGCTAGTTCACCGCAGTGTGCTTGAAGCAATGCGAGATAATGCTGATCCGCACCAAGGCACAGATTGGTGTTGGTTTTTTGATGGGCCTATCAACGGCGAATGGATCGGTGAAGATTTACTCTTTTCGCGTAGAATTCGCTCATTAGGTTTTCCAATCCACGTTAATACTGGCGCAGTTTTACCGCATCAAAAGTCATATTGGCTAGATGAAAGACATCAACAGCATTGGAAATAATAAAGAAGATTTTGCGTAGAAAGCCTAAGCCAAAGGAAACGGCAACGGCGTTACCGCAACTTGAAAAAGCGATACTGCCAAAGGCAGAGATGAGGTTAAAGCGTGGCTCTAACTAACTGCTACACCACACTTGCTGAACTAAAGGCATCATTGGGCATCACAGATAATGTGGATGATACAGCTCTTGAGGCAGCGATTACTGCTGCAAGTCGAATGATTGATGACTACACCGAGCGATTCTTCTACCGAGATGGCACTACCCAATCGCCTGTGTCTCGTTACTATACGCCTCAAGATATTACAGTTTTGATGATTGATGACGTTTATCAAATCACCGAGGTTGCTATTGATGCCGCCTTTGACCAAACTTATTCAACAGTTTTTGCCACATCTGATTATCTAGTTGAACCAGTGAACGCACCACGCAAGGGTTGGCCTTATACCCGCATCCTTGCAACTGGATCATATATTTATCCTTACCCACTGCCTCAATCAGTACGCGTAAGAGGCATTTGGGGTTGGAACGCGGTTCCTGCCGAAATCTCGATGGCAACGCTTCTCCAATCCTCACGCCTCTTCGCACGCCGTCAATCTCCATTCGGTATTGCCGGTGCGCCTGATTTGGGCGTGGTTCGTTTATCTTCACGCCTTGATGCCGATGTTGAAGTTCTCTGCAAGCCATTCCGTAGGCGCAAGGGTGTTGCTTACTAATGAACGTCACCAATGTCAGAGCAGGGCTTAAAACACGTCTAGCGACCATCACAGGTTTGCGCGTGTGGGATTCCATCCCCGACCAAGTAACACCGCCTGGCGCGGTAGTTGGTCAATTAGATTTCACATTTGATATTGACAATGCGCGAGGTTTAGACATCGCCAATGTTGATGTTTATGTGATTGTTCAACGATTTGATGCTCGTTCGAGTCAGAATCAGTTGGATGATTATTTGGGTTCAGGCGCAAAATCAATTAAGACAGCGATTGAAGCGGATCGAACCCTTGGGGGAGCAGTAAATACCTTGAGAGTGACAAGAGCCGAAGCAGGTACCTACTTGCAGGGTGATGTCACATTTCTTTCATACCGATTCAGCCTCACAATTTGGGGATAAGGAGAACAAATGAGCTACATAGTTACCTCAGACCTTGAGGTTTGCGGCAAGAAGAAGGGTGAAGCACTCACCGAAAAAGATTTGGTTGGAGTCAATGTAGAGGCGCTTATTGGCGCAGGTCACGTTGCAGATTCAACCGCCAAGCCAGTACCAGCAACCGAAGGAGCAACTAAATAATGGCACGCATAGTCCTAACAGATGCAAAGGTTACAATTAACAGTGTTAATCTCAGTGACCATATCGCATCAATTACAATCAATGAAAGCACAGATGTTGTCGAGACAACTGCGTTTTCTAACACCGCAAAAACCCGTGTTGCTGGCCTGAAAGATAACTCAGTAACACTTGAATTTCACCAAGATTTTGCTGCCTCAAATGTTGAAGCAACAATCAATGGTTCACCATCCCTAGTAGGAACAGCAACAACAATCGTTGTTACACCTACATCATCTGCGGTTGGTGCTACAAACCCTTCATATACATTCTCAGCACTTGTGGCTGAATGGACACCACTTAACGGCGCAGTTGGAGAGCTTTCAACAGCATCCGTTACTTGGCCTATTACCGGCGCAATCACAAAGGCAACTTCCTAATGGCAAGAATCGTACTTACTAACGCCTCAGTGGTATTTGGTACCTCAAACGATTTGAGCGACCATATCGCCAGTGTTTCAATCTCAACCTCATACGACATCGTTGAGACAACCTCATTTGGCAACACTGCCAAAACTCGTATTGCGGGCTTGGCAGACAATTCTGTAACGCTTGAATTCCATCAGGATTTTGCAAGCGGATCAGTCGAATCAATCATTTATCCGCTACTTGGTACAGCCATCACTATTAAGGTGAAGCCTGTAGCAGACACAGTTTCATCAACAAATCCGCAATACGCCTTCTCAGCTCTTATCTCAGAGTGGACACCACTCAACGGAGCCGTTGGAGAACTAAGTACTGCATCTGTAACGTGGCCGATTTCGGGCGCGATTACTAAGACAACATCACCATAATCAACTAAGGGGGAAGTAAGATGGATGGATTAGCAGTTAAGGTTAAGGTGGCTGGCGCAGAGGAAAATACATATCCTCTGCGACCACGCACCATCATCGCGTTCGAGCAAAAATTCAATAAGGGCTTTGCGAAACTTCTTGAAGAAGGTCGCATTGAATATATTTATTGGCTTGGTTGGCACGCGATGAGAGAAGCAGGGGTTGTTGTTAAGCCTTTCGATGGTGGATTTATGGATACCCTTGAAAGCGCATCATTGACCTCAGACCCAAATTCCGAATCCACAGAGAATCTTTAACATACAGCATTGCTGCAATCTCTGTGGAAACAGGCATTTCGCCGTTGGATTTACTAGACTCACCCGATGGAGTGCTTGAAGCAATAGTCATTTACCTCAAACAAAGACAAAAAGCGCGGAGTAAATAGTGGCTGAAAAAGAAGTAATCGTCTTATCAGGTATCAAAGAAACTATTGATGCTCTTAAAGAGTTCGATAAGGATGCCGTTAAGCGATTCAATAAGGTCATAAATTCCGAGCTTTCAAGCGCTGAAAGTAGCGCACGATCCATAGTTGCTCGCATTAACAATTCACAAGGTACAGGCACCCCGATGAGTGGATGGAGACAGTCGAATCCGGCTAGACCTTCATCCACTCGCGGCGGTGCTGGGTGGCCAGCGTGGAAACCTGCCGAGGTTGCAGCAGGAATTGTTAAATCCAAAGCCCAGGGTCGAGTCTCCGGCAACTACACCACAAGCGCCGGTAAGTTGATAAATAAGTCTGCGGCAGGTGCAATCTTTGAAGTTGCAGGGCGTAACACTAAGGGAAGCGCAGCACGAACTTCGGGCGCTCAATTCTTGCGTAACTTAGGAAACCGATTCGGCAGAGCATCACGCCTTATTTGGTCGGTGGTAGATAAAGATGGAGAGCGAATTCAGCGCAATGTCGCGAAGGCTCTTGATGATGCAAAACAGGATTTACAGCGAGCTTTGAACAATGAGAAGGGGTAACAAATGGCAACAGGCGCAATAGTCGCACGCATCCTTACCCAATACTCAGATAAGGGTTCAAAGCAAGCACAAAAGGATATTAAGAAGTTAGGCGCAGACTTTGATAAGTTCGCGAAGCAGTCATTTAGAGCCTTTGGGCTTGCTGCTGCTGCCTCTGCTGCCTTCGCTACCAAGATTGGTATTGATGCAGTTCAAGCCGCAATCGCGGATCAGAAGTCACAGGTAACTCTTGCCAATTCTTTGCGTAATACAGTTGGCGCTACCGATGAGGCTATTGCTGCCACCGAAGATTATATTTCTGCGCAACAGCTCTTGGTCGGCGTATCAGATACAGAATTAAGACAATCACTTCTTATCTTGGCTTCGACCACACGCAGTTTGACCGAGGCACAAGCACTTCAAAATATTGCACTTGATGTCGCGGCTTCAGGTTATGGCGATGTCGAATCCGTTTCAAAGGCTCTCGCAAAGGCATACGGCGGGAATCTCGGCGCACTTAAGCGCTTGGTTCCTGGCATTAGTGACAGCATCATTAAAACAAAAGACTTTGACGGCGCAATGAAATTCCTCTCAGAGACTATGGGTGGCGCTGCTGCCGCAAGTGCAGACACCTTAGAAGGTCGCTTGCGCATCCTTCGCCTTGCCTACGATGAGATTATTGAGAGCCTTGGTTATGCGCTCTTGCCAGTGGTTCAAGAATTTGCAGGATACCTTCTTAGCGATGTATTGCCACGCGTACAGGCTTGGGTTGATCTAAATAAAGATGAACTTGCGGCAGGTCTGCGCGATGCCGCAGGGTTAGTTAAGACCTTGCTTGAGCGTTCCCTAGCATTTGGGCAGTGGGTCACAGACAACACAGGCAAAATCAAGATTCTTGCTGGAATTATTGCCACAATGTTCGTGGCAAATAAGGTTGCAGCGTTTATTGTCGCTCTTAAAACAATTACAGTAGCAATGGCAGCGCTACGAACAACAGCGATGGGCGCTGCAATCGCGACAGCCTTTGCAACAGCCGGTGTAAGCGTTGGTACCGCAGCAGTGGCACTTGCAGCAGTAGGTGTCACCGCACTTGTCACCAAGCGATATATGGATAGCACCGCCAAAAGCACCGAAAAGGTTACTAAATCCACAAAGGGTTTGACAGGTAGCACTAAGGGCAATACAGGCGCAACCAAAGATGCTACTGCCACAATCACCAAATACAACACTGCTGCGACCAATACAGTTAAGACCACAAAGACATTGACTGAAGAGCAGAAAAAGGCAGCCGAGATTCAAAAGAAGCTCAAAGAGCAGTTCGGCATCACCACCAAGGAAGATGATCCGATTCAACTTGAGGCGGCTCGACTCAACCTTATCAAGCAACAGGCTCTCGGCATTGAGGCTCTTACTCAGAATCAGTACGCCTTTATTGAGGCTCAGTTTGCAAGCAATGTTCAGGCTCAGCGCTACGCCGACATCTTAGCAGTCATCAACGATAATAAGATTTCAAGCACCGAACTTGATGCACTTGCCTATAAGTGGGGCAAGTCAAGAGAGTTCGTTCTCAAATATATTCAAGAAGTCACCGGCATCAACAACATTGTTATCGGCAAGGATTTAGGGCTTGATGCTGCAAACAGTTGGGAAAATGCAAAGAAGAAGCTCGATGAGTATCTCAAGAGTTTGCAAGCAACAGGGCAGGTATCGCCACAAACTCAAGCGGTAATCAGTCAGATAGACCAAGCAACCGCAGATGCACTTGCCGCTTCAGATGCCGCACTTGCAGCAGCAGAGCGAGCAGCAAAAGCAAATGAGAAATTTGCAGATGCTGGCATCTTCCCAGGTGCCTTCCCGCGTAGTAACCCTGGCGATTTCCGCAGAGCCGAAGAAGCCTCAAATGCAACAGGGCCGATTATCTCTACTCCAACAATGGGTGCCGTTGCAGGTTTTACCCCAACTAGCCAATATGGTGCAATCCCAACACCAGGGCCGATTGCTGGCCCAATGATTAACGTAACAGTGAACGCTGGAAACGTGGTGGGAAGTAGCGCTGCTTTGGTAGATGTAGTTCGCCAGGGAATTTTGGCGGGTCAATCAAGCGGAAACATCATCTCTTACAATCCTTTGGATATTTAAGATGACATTGCCCATTCTTGGTGTGACGATTGACTTTGCAAACGGCCCAGCCTTCGGCAACCCGCTAGTGCTAGATGATCCGACTTCATTTCTTGATGAGGCGATTCTTGCCGATAGCGCTGCCGATGTGGTGGATGTTTCCAACATAACCCTGCGCGTACAGACCAAGCGTGGTCGAAACCGCATCCTTAATAAGTTTGAGGCGGGTTCGGCTTCAATCGTGCTTCGCGATGACAATGGAGATTTCTCGCCTTCTAACACATCATCGCCTTATTACGGCAAGCTCGTTCCTCTTCGCAAGGTGCGTGTCTTTGCCGATTACACCGATGAAGTCACTTCAATCACCACCCGCTACTTCATCTTTTCAGGCTATATCACCGCCTATGACACCAACTTTGTTCGTGGCTTTGAAGAGACCTCAACAGTCACGCTTCAATGCGTGGATGGTTTCCGACTCTTTACCAACACCGCAATCAGCACAGTTTCAGGCACCCCTGCGGGGCAGTTGTCGGGCGCGCGAATCAATGCTCTGCTTGATGTCGCGGATTACCCTGCCTCTCAGCGTTCGATAGATACGGGTAATTCGACAATGCAAGCCGACCCAGGTACTTCGCGATCCCTGCTTGATGCCATCCAAACAGTTGAAATATCTGAGTTTGGCGGCTTCTTCTTCCAAAAGACCGGCACCGCCACCTTCCTTTCGCGCAACACAGTATCGCTCAAAGCCGATGAAACACCCTATGACTTCACCGATGACGGCACAGGCATCGGATACTCGGCGATTGACTTCGCCTACGATGACCAGCTCATTGTGAACGATGTGACAGTTCAAAGGCTCAACGGCGTTGCTCAAAATGTGCAAGATGCCACCTCAATCGAGACCTACTTCATCCATTCAGGCCAGCGCACAGGCATCTTGGTTCAGAGCGATGAAGAGGCAAATAATCAGGCAGTGATGCTCTTGAACGCTCGCAAAAACGCCACCCTGCGTATTGACTCGATGACCTTGAATCTCTTTGATACCAACGCAAATGCCAATGACCGCATCATTGCGGGGCTTGAAATGGAAATCTTTGACCTTCTTGACATCACCAAGCAGATGCCTGGCGGATCAGTGGTAACGCGTGAGCTATTCTGCCAAGGGGTTGCACACGAAATTACCCCGAAAATATGGAATACTACAATCTTCACATCCGAGCCTTTGATTCAAGCATTTATATTAGATTCAACAACCCAGGGAACACTGGACAACGCTAATGCGGTGTTGTCCTACTAAATAAGGAGCAATAAATGGCAGGTCTAGGCTATAAGGATTTCACTGTAGGTCAGGTTCTCACTTCGGCTGAGGTTGATGGTTACTTGATGCAGCAAACTGTAATGAAGTTTGCAGATGCCTCAGCTCGAACCACTGCTCTCACAGGTGTGCTTGCTGAAGGTATGCTCTCTTACTTGGCAGATACGAACGCGGTTGAAAAGTATGACGGATCATCTTGGACTGCAATCGGCGCAGGTGATATTGATGGAGTAACCGCCGGAACAGGTCTATCAGGCGGTGGCACAAGCGGCACAGTCACGCTTTCAATCGCCACAAGCCAATCAGATTTAGTTATCAAGGGCTTTGAGGAAGATGTGAATGTGGTTGCCTCTGCCGCTACAGGCACAATCAACTTTGACGTATCAACGGCATCGGTGTGGTACTACACCACAAATGCAACCGCCAACCACACTCTCAACTTCAGATATTCAAGCGGTGTCTCACTCAATACAGCGATGGCAACAGGCGATGCCATCACGCTAGTGTGGCTTAACACCAACGGCGCGACCCCTTACTATCCAAACGTAATTCAAATTGACGGCACTACAGTAACGCCAAAGGTGCCAGCCGCGATTAGCGCTGGCAACGCCTCAAGCATTGATGCCTACTCATTCACTATCATTAAGACTGCCTCTGCTACATTCACGGTGCTTGAGACACAGACCAAGTTTGCTTAAGGGGATCAGCAATGCCACTTATTAGCACAAGAGCAAACGCCTCAGCTAGAGGTTATGGAATGTTCGGGGGCGCAGCAGCCGAGACCAATAGTTACGAGTCTATCGCAAGTGTAACTCTTGGGTCAGATACAAACGCAATTACTTTTTCTTCAATTCCTAGTACATATAAGCATTTACAAATACGAGGTATTGTGCGTTCCACTTATCCTGGTTCAACTGAGTCAGGTTTGAAAATGCAATTTAATGGAAGCAATTTGACTGATGCACACGGATTATATGGCAGTGGTTCTAGTGCATCAGCATTTAATCAAATTTATTATTTCGCTTATGCTCCAGCTAATAACTCATTAGCAAATGTATATGGGGGACTCGTAATTGACATTCTTGATTACGCAAATACAAATAAAAATAAAACTGTAAGAACTTTAGCGGGTCGTGACGAAAATGGTGCCGGTTCAGTAATGCTTACTAGCGCTTTTCAAAATTCAACGTCAGCAATTACATCAGTATCAATTTCAGAATATGACGGAAGTTTTGCACTAAAGGCTGGTTCAACTCTCGCACTTTACGGAATTAAGGGATAACGGACAATGGCAGCAGGATCAACATACACACCAATCGCCACGACAACAATTAGCGGAACACCAGCTTCTTACACCTTTTCTTCAATCAGCGGTTCTTACACAGACCTAATTCTTATTGGTTGGATTGCTCCAACTCTAGGAACAGGAACTTCTGTAATGGGAGTTCAAGTTAATGGCGTTACAAGCGGATATTCCCATACGGGTCTCATCGGCACAGGCAGCGCAGCGCAATCGACTAGAAACACAGGTTCAAGCGTGATGGTGGTATCTGGAATCAACAACGGCTCTGGAACTGGCAACATCAACTTCATCACTCAATTTATGAACTACTCCAACACTTCTACATATAAGACAGTCCTCAGCCGAGGAAACAACGCCGATGCGCAAACTGAGGCAGTTGTTTCTTTATGGCAATCAACTAGCGCAATCACTTCAATCTTGATTAAAAATACAGGTGGCGTGAATCTGACCAATGGCTCTACCTTCACCCTTTACGGAATTGCGGCGGCATAATGGCAAACACCTTTGAACTTATCGCATCTAGCACAGTCGGGTCAGGCGGGGCTTCTTTTATAGACTTTAGTTCTATACCTAGTACATACACCGATCTAGTTCTGTATATATCTGCGCGTTCTGCAAGAACAACAGGCGGAACAGATACTATGCGAGTAGAAATAAATAATTCTACAACAAATTTTACTTACCGAAGTTTAGATGGTGATGGTGCTACTGTCAATTCCTATTCAGGAAGCACAGGCGCAATCGCTGGTCTGCCGCAAAATGGCGGGTCTACTGGTTGGACAGCAAATACTTTTGCAAGCACTTTTGTATATTTTCCAAATTATGCGGGTTCAACTAACAAGTCTTTTAGCATAGATACAACTACTGAAAACAATGCAACTACATCTTATTTAGACTTACAGGCTTCTTTATGGTCGCAAACAACAGCAATCAACCAACTCACATTGAAAAGTGTTAATGCTCAAAACTTTGTCCAATACAGTAGTGCATACTTGTACGGAATCGTAAAATCTTAAAACAAACTAAGGAGAAATAATGTCACGTCCAACAAAGATAGTCGTAGATTGCTCAACAGGCGTGGAGTCAATTATTGAATTGACCGATGCCGAGGTTGCAGAACTAGAAGCAGCAGCAGCCGAGGCTGCAGTACGCAAAGCCGAAGAGGATGCAGCACGCGAAGCGTTGGCAACTCTCAAGGCAAGCGCGAAGGCGAAGCTCATCGCGGGTACACCACTAACTGCCGAAGAAGCCGACACGCTCGTTCTCTGATCCGTCTCATTCGGGGGCTAACTTTTAGGAGTCAATCGTGGCTTACACGCGTGTTTATACAATCACCACCACACGCCAGGTGATTATGCCGGTGGATGGATCAGCACAAGAAGTGTTAATCCATTCCACCAACGGCAAGGTGTATATCGGGGGCGCAGATGTCACAGTTGATAACGGCTACGCCCTAGATGCGGGAGATAAAGAAGTTATGACCATTCACGCCAACGATGCCATCTATGCAATCGCAGCATCGGGAAGCCATCAAATCTCCGTATTGTTTTTGGTGCGATGAACGCAACCGATTATCTTGCTCTCATCATAAGTATCTGCACCATTATTGGCGCTCTTGCTGCCAGTGTTCGTTGGATGGTTAAATCCTATTTGGCCGAACTTAAACCCAATGGCGGTAGCTCGATGAGAGACTCGGTTAATACAAATTCAGAGAGGCTGGAAAGACTTGAAACTAGGGTTGATGAAATTTATAGCCTTCTTATTTCTCGCCGTAAGCCTTAGCGGTTGCCAGCAATATCAAGGTTGGGTTCGTTATCCTTGCCAAGAGTATGAAAATTGGGATAAACCCGAATGTAACCCGCCTCAGTGCGTGCCTACTGGCACCTGCACCAAAGATATTATTCCTGCGGAGAGACTAAATGGCTAGAAATAGACTGAGCAATGAGCAACTTAAAGCACGCCTGATTGTATTTATCGGCATCATCCTTGCGGTGGTATTCGCAGGATCGGTTTTCGGCATCCTTTGGGCGTTGATATTTGTGACTCAACCTTTAGGTGAGCAAGCCCCAAATGACCGAGCCTTTATTGAGCTACTCAGCACGCTCACAGTATTTTTAACAGGTAGCCTTGGGGCAGTCCTAGCAAGTAACGGATTGAAAGATAAAACAAAGGGGAATGAAGATGAGCCAAAGAGTTGAGATTGCAAAAGTAGCTCGCGCAGAAATCGGAGTTATCGAAGGCCCAAAGGATAATGAGACCAAGTACGGAGCCTTCACCAAGGTGAATTTTCAGCCTTGGTGTGGTTCCTTTGTGATGTGGTGTGCGGATCAGGTAGGGCTAAAAATCCCTAATTGCGTGCTTACCTCTGCCGGTGCCACCGCTTTTCAAAAGGCTGGCAAATGGCAAGATGCTGAAACTGCCACCCCTGAAGTTGGAGATTTAGCCTTCTACGATTTCCCAGGAGACGGCGTTGATAGGATTTCTCATATCGGCATCGTGGTAATGGTCAATACAGATGGCACTGTAAAAGTAGTCGAAGGCAATACTTCCCCTGATAAAAAAGGAGACCAGCGCAATGGTGGCGAGGTCTGCCTCAAGATTCGTGCTTACAAGAAGAAGAATCGCGGAATAAAGCCAACTTTACCTGTATTCATTGTAGGATTCGGAAAGCCAACATATAAGGAGACAAAATGAACTCGACCAAGTTGCTCGCAGTCGCGACCACATACGCTCGCGCAGCAGTACCCGCAGTCACCGCGCTTTATATGGCAGGTGTGACTGATCCGAAAACTCTTGCTTATGCTTTTATCACCGCCTTCATTGCCCCAATTTGGAAGTCACTTGATCCAAAGGCAACAGAATTTGGGCGTGGGTCTAAGTAAATATGAATCGGGGGGAAATACTTGATGAGGCCCACCGCCTCACTCACGGCGAGCGCGATAAGAATTACGGCACGCCCTACACCAATCACAAGCGCATTGCCGATATTTGGAGCGTTATCTTGGAGCAGGAAATCACTCCTGCTCAGGTTGCTCTCTGTATGGTGGGCGTGAAGATTGCTCGCTTAGTTGAAACTCCCGACCACTTAGATTCCTTTGTAGATGGATGCGCCTACTTTGCAATTTCGGGTGAGTTGTCCATAGAATCACCACCGCACCAATAGCCTTTCCTTCTAATCGGGGAAACACAAACCGCCTGTAACACCTAGCCGTTCCTAGGGGTTACAGGCGGTTTTTCCTTGTCTAAAGGTGCTTGAGTTCCTTCTTAAACTTCTCTACTTCTTCTTGATGCTTTACCGCATCCCGTCTCTTGTCATACTTGATTGGGAGCAACACCATCGGCAATAGCGCCCAAAAGCCAAGGAACCATCCTGCGATTGCCCAAAAGATAATGCTTCGACCAACGCCGAGTGCGAGGATTGCGCAGAGAATCGGCGGAATGAACTTAATCATCTTCGACCCAATCTTTGAGTAATTCATTGATTATTTTGCTTACTTTTCCTTCGCCAGCTTTTGCTTGAACTTTT